CATCAACACCAGCCCCAGCTCCCGTTTCAATGCCAGATATAAAATTCGGGGTACGAAACTCCGAAGCAATAACCTTCAAGAACTGTACGATGTCGCCTGTGCGGAGTGCTTGGTCAAGGTAGTCAGCAAACTGCTGACCGTCCCATTTATCAGCATTATCAGCTTCTTTGGCGTGGGCAGCCTCATCAGCATATCCCGCCTTAACCTTCTCCTCCTTGGAGTCATCAGAACCATCAGGTTTATACTTCAAATAGAGATAACCTTCGGCATCCATAGATTGGGCATCGAGCGTGGTCTTGTTGGCGTGGGTATGACCATCGCCTTTGCCTGTGATGGTTACAGAACCACCACCGCCACTACTCTCCCCAGCAGTTGCCCCACGAGCACGCAGACGCTTGCTTCGGGGGAGTGCCTCGTATGAGCGAGTAACTACACTATATTGTTTCAATGCCATATCTCTATTCGTATTCTATTCCGTCATAACAGTCGGCAACAAACTCCGACATTAGTATTTCGCTTGTATCCTGCATAAGGTCTTGCACCTCCGAAAGCATTATATACTTGCCCGAAGTGGAGGCATCGGTCAGCACTCGCATGTCAGGGAGCACACGCACGGTCCCCGATAGCGTATTGTGGCGGGAGGCATATTGACTATAAACCGTACCAATAAGCAAGCGTTCAAGGCGCTGGGCGGGCAGTTTATTACCCTCTGCATCTCTTGGTCTGCAAAATTCATCAACAGGGGTGTAACCCTCCATAATAAGGCCACGAGCTGACGGGCAAACCCCATCTGGGTGAGTACCCAAGATGGTCTCTATCTCCAAATCCTCTTTCGCTGCGATGTTTACCCACGCTTTATCCTCTATATCCTCGACATCGATATCTTTTCCATGACCATTCACAATACGAATAGTCGGATTCTTATACATAAGCCAACGGGCTTTGCTATATATATCCTTTGTCTCTCGCTTGTAATCGAACTGATGCACACCGCTACCAATCTGCAACTCCAAATATCCACTTTCAGGGGGTGCATCAATATACTCACCATCTTCCATCACCTCCCATTTTTTAGGGAGTCCTTCACGGTAATAACCGCACATCATTTTATTGGTTTGCCAGCCACCAAAACCCGATGCATTTTTGCGGTTTCCAGCATCATAGTACGCAAGATACATATCGCCCCACTCGCCAGCACCTGCCACCCAACGGCTATTATTAGTGTCGTGTACATAATGGTTTGACTCCATTATTTCCCTATTCTTATAGTGGTACAGAATGTTGCCATCGGCATCTTTCAGATAGAGCATAACAGGGATATAGCCGAAATTACACCAATCTTGTAGATCCTCCCAATTACCACTCTCGTTTTTGTTTGATGCCGACTCAAATGGGTTATAGCGCACATCAAATAGGACATCCAGATTGATGCGTAGTTGGTATTTGGACCTATTAAATCTACCAGATTGATATGTAACTGTTCTGATGAATGCGGTTTTCGTGGTTATTATAGGTTTCGATACACACACTCCTGAATTGAACACCCTTGGGAAATTGCTTTGTCCGATAAATTGGTCCCCATTGGGGCGCCCTACATATTGCTTACACGCCCAAATAACACCAGCCTCATCGCTGCCACTATATACCGCATCAATACGGAAGAATTGAGCCCCATTAGATAGTTTCAAGGGTAGTCCATCCTGCTCCCCAACAGCAATACCAAAGCCAGCTATTGGGGTATCATACACCCCAGAAGATGCTGGTTTGTCCACTGAAAAAGAGTAGGTATCAGCATCCGGCAACATCTCATCGTGTTCCAACTGACCATTGATTAACTCGGCATCGGCATACGGGGAGAATGTTACCTTGACATTGTTATATACTTCATCAACGCCGAGTTGGGCATCAGTACCATCCCAATAAACCTCCTCGGTTGTCAAATCCGAGTGGATTGCATTCAAGTCATAGAGATATATCTTGCCACCCTTCTGAACCATACGCAGGGCAAAGGGACGCAAAGTCTCATCAAGGACCTCTCGCATAGTCATAGCCTCACCCTCCTCATCGTAGAAGTTCTCGCACAACACATTTAATGCAGCGAGGTCAATAGACTCTTCAGCATCTGCCATAGAGGTACTGATATATTTTACCAGCTCTGTGTAATTGATACCACTCTCCGAGAGACAAGTGTCTATAACCTCTTGTATAGAGCATATTCCCGTCTTGGTCCACTTCTTGCGGTCAAGAGGGGCAAAATCCGAGAATGAGAATGAAACATCATAGTCCTTTTTCTCTGAATATGGCTCTTCATACAATTCAGGGTCAAGGGTTCCCGACCAATACAAGGCTCCCTCCCGATAAACATCAATACGGACCTTGCCAACCTCAATAGCGTACAAGTCTATAAATTGGCGGTCTTTTTCACTAACGAGCGACAGTGTCAAGCACGCACCTTGCACAGGTTCGAGCTTATCAACCTCATTCCACTCAATCTCCACAGGAGTATCGTGTGGAAAGTGTACCCGCTGTGCTGTATATGACATATCATCAGAGAGCACCTCCACACGATAGAGAGTACCCGCCACACTGCGAAATTCGCCCCAATATATGATTTGTTTTGCCATTATTTCGTTCTGTTACGAGTCTTTTGAGTTTTGTTCAAAATGCCTACAAGGGTGCGACCCTCAATACGGAACACCACATCACCGCCAACCCCACCTGCGGGCTCTATTAACGAGCGCAGTTTATTCAATGGGGCGACAACCTCAGGGTTGTTCTGTGCTCCTGAATACTCACCAAACAAACCGAGCGTTGGGCCATAAGCAATACCACCATCAGCAAATTTCGGCAAGCCAAGCATAATGCCGACCATCGCCGCAATCATACCTGCACCGATAGCGATACCAACCCAAGGAATACCAGCGTGGGCACTCATAGTCTTGGCTGCCGCCTCTGCAACATAAGCAGTGGTAGCAGTAGTGGCCGCCGCTGTTTCAGCCGCAGAGGTCGCCACCGCAGTAGTAGCGCCAGCAACCTGTGCCGCAGTAGCGGTTACGGTTGCTGCTGTTTCAGCTCCTTTGGCGGCTGTTCTTGCCCCTGATGCTACGGTACTACTCGTTACCGCTGCTGTCTCTGCTGTATAGGCTGCCGTCTCTGTAACAACCGCCGCCGTTGTAGTAGCTGCGGTAGTAGCCTTGGCTGTTCCATCTGCAATAGTGGCTGTGGTAGATGTAGCGGTAGATGCTGCCTCCGCAGTTTTGGCTGCCGACAATGCTTGTGATGCGGTTACGAGGGTTTCAATCATACTCACTACTGAGCTGATGCCATCGTATATTTGGAACATTCCATCTATGACAGCAACAGTCTTCTCCCAAGCAGTACCATTGCCCTGTAATGCCGAGGTTATACCCTCGATACCACCACCAATACCCTTGACTGCACCCCACGCACCTCGAAGCGACAAGCTGCTTCTCTCCAACTGTCCCTCATAGCCACGCCAAGTGGTTATCAAGCCCTCCACCTGCTTGCGTTGCTCATCATTGAGAGGATTGTTTGTATCATCAAGCATAGCCTGAAGGTTGCGTATCTGCTCACGCACCCCCTCCAAGCCGATAAGTTCTAATTCGAGCTTCAGCGTTTTGCGGTCTAACTCGCCCAAATTTGCGACATCCTGCTGCATCGTAGGAATATCCAAACTGCGCGACATAGCAGCTCGTTTAGCCTCTATTGCCGCAATAGTCGCCTGTATCTGGGCTCGCTCCGACTCGTTAGCCGTCTGCAACTTTGCCTGATAGTGGTTAAGTGCCGCCTCTAACTTATCAAAGGTGTCCAACTTCTCCAAAACCCCGAAGTCTGCCCCTGACGATAGACCAACAGACACAGCACTCTGCAAAGCTCGTAAATCATCAATGATTGTCTGTATTGCCTGACGAGATGCACCACTCGTTTTATTCAACTGCGACTCGTAGTATGATAACGATGTCGATATTTCGTCAAACGATTCAGGGTTGGTAGGTAGGGACATCGCTGTAATGCTATCTTCTACTGCTGTCTTCCACGCCTTGTATTGGTTGATAGTTGCAACTATCTCGGCACGCTCATTTTTATTCGCTTTTTTCAAGCGTTGCTCGTGGTAGTTGATAATAGCGTCAAAATCGGCAAGCGATGTCGGGTTAGCGGGCACACTCAACGCTGCCAACTCCTCATTGATAGTGTCGAGCTTCTGCTGCCATACATTGATATCCTTCTGTATCTCGGCACGCTCCTCCGCAGAGGCATTTTTCAACGCCGTACGAAGGTCTTGCAACTTCTTCTCGATGGCAGCTATACTGCCAGCCTTCGGTGGTGTCTCTTGCGTTCCGTTTGTACCATTTGTCGTGGCTATACCACTATCAGCCAATATGTCTGCTGCCAACTGCTCGTTGTGCAATATGGCATCGAAATACTTATCACCCGCCGCAATCTCCTCATTGGCAGCCTTGGTTAAATCATCAGCTCGCTTCTCTCCATAGGTGTAAACTTTACTTCGAAAAGCATTATTGATAATTTCGTCTTCTTTTCCACTAATTTGACCACGCTCTATGGAGGTCATACCCGTCTTGAACTGTGAAAGATAGACATTATGAGCATAATCAGTCGCTGCCTCTCTATCCGCTTGAGTTACTTTGCGGGCATCTTCTACCTGCAATAATTTATCTATTGCAGATTGGTATTTTTTTGCAGCTAACTCCATAGCCGCTGCTGCCATCGCCTTGCGCTTCAATGATTGCACAAAAGCGCTCTCGTTGGTTACAAGGAGATTCTCTGCATCGCGAGCTGTGGTAATAGATACCCCCAAGTCCTCGAATGCCTTTTGATTATCCTTGACAAACTTCTGCTGCTTGCGTGCATCGGCACCAACAGCAGCCCATCCACTTTGCAACTTTCGGAAGTTGAGAAGTTGAGATGCTACACTGTTGGCAACAGAGGATCGCACCGATGCCATAGCATCTTCTTGTGCTTTCGCTGCCTCCTCCTGTGCTTGTTTCTCATCACGCTTTTTGCTTACGAAGCGGTCTATTGCCGATATAACAGTACCAATGATTACCGATGCTCCCATAGTAGCCGCTGCCATAAACGCCTTGGCTGCTACGGTGGAAACACCGAGTGATACAGTCAGTCGATTTTGTGCAGTTCTCCACAGGTCGGTAACTTTACGCACTGTTACGATGCGGAATGCGCTGGTGGCGTGAAGAGTATTTGCCACCTGCTGCATACCCATCATAATAGCCATAACAGACTGCATTTTCGTCTGCACCTCCATCAAGCGCTCGTTATCTTTGGTAAACAGCGAGACAACACCAGAGCCAGCAGAATACAAACCCATCAAGCCCTGCATACCTGATATGAGACCACCCCATTGTGTCGCACCTGTTGAAAGGGCGAGCTGCTCCGTCTGGAGTTCTCGGTATGCAGTTCCGAGTTGCTCCATCTTGGCCCGCATCTCGTCATATTCAGCAGTGTTGGATTTACCCTCCATACGCAAACGAGCCATCTCATTGCGTAAATTCATCAGCTGGGTACGAACAGATGTGACACTGTTCTTATACTGCGATTGAGCTTGTTCCATCGCTGCCAAAGCCTGACGCTCACCATCTAACTCTGCACGCAGGGTGTCTGCCTTCCCCGCATATTGTTTTTTTGCATAAGTCGTGGGCGCACTATCACGCTTAGCAACCATCTCTCTATACTCCTTTTCAAGGTCTTTGACAACCTTACGCTGTATAGATAGCTGTTGCTGTAAATTGGCGGTGCCATTCTGTACTTCAGACGAAATAGTGTCGAATGCCTCCCTATACGCCGAAGCCGTGCCACTCATCGCTTTGGTCGCCCCGGACTCAACAGTTTGGAACGCCTGTGCATTTTGCTTTGCGAGGGCGGATACAGCTGCCCCCTGTGCTGTCAATTCTTTGGTCGTGGCACCGACTATTCCTGAAGTAGCCGCTTGCATAGCACGCACCTCCGAAACAATCTTGGTAGCGACTCCTGAAACGGAATCACGCCCTCGGAAATCAATTTCGTATGTTACCTTCTTTGCCATCAGACCAAAGTTTATTGTAGTATTCGAGTTCACGAAGCGACTCTTCTCGCTCCGCCTTTGTCATCTTAATTTTTGATTTGTTGGGCTTATCCCAAGGAAGAGGAAGCACATCAGATGGTTTGAGCGACTTCTTTTTAGCATACGGTTTAAGTTGCGCCCATATAATTAACCTCGTTTGCTCCCAGCCAACCTTTATTTGGTTATCCTGACCGATACGCCACTCTTCATAGATGGCATCAAATTGCGTTGGGGTAAGGGCTGAAAAATCGGCTATCGATAAGCCCATACACCCAACAGCAATTCCCAACAATTTATCAATCGAGACAGGATTTAATCGTTTTTTGAGGAAGCCTCACCCTTGGCTGCCATCTGCTCCATAACAACCTGATTGAGGTCGTTTAGGAGCTGTATGTAGTCGCCGTATTCCAGACGGTCAGCGAACTCCTCGAAGGTGTATTTGAACTCCTCCCCGTTGCGGCGGCACTGCGCTCTTACGACATGGTAGATGTATTTCAGATTGTTCTCTGTATCGTTGGCTGCTATTGCCGTAGGCTCAATGCCTGTTTCGCTCTTGAACGAGAGCATTGCACCCATTGTTTCGATATAAGGGTACTTCTTACCCTCAAAGTTCAAATGTACTGTTTTCATTGTTTCGATTGTTATTCAAATGTTATTCGATTGTTGGTTGAAGAACGGGCGAGGCGACCACGCCCCGCCCGCTG